CAAGTGCAACTTTCCGATTAGGCGCGGACTGGGGGTTCTCGGTCGATCCCAGCGTTCTGGTGCGCTGCCACATCGATGGCAAGCGTCTGTATATCGATTACGAAGCCTACATGGTGGGATGCGAGATTGACCAGCTTCCAGACCTGTTTGACCGCGTCCCTGACTCTCGCAAGTGGTTCATTACTGCGGACAGCGCAAGGCCGGAGACGATCAGCTATATGCGCCGGCATGGCTACCCGAAGATCAATCCAGCGATCAAGGGACCAAAATCGTTGGAAGAGGGCGTCGAGTTCCTGAAGTCGTTCGACATCATCGTCCATCCACGCTGCACGCATCTGATCGACGAGCTAACGATGTACAAATACAAGGAAGATCCATTAACCGGGCAGATTCTGCCGATTCTGAAAGACAAGGATAACCACGTCATTGACGCGCTGCGGTATGCCTGTGAGGCAGCACGCAAGGCGCTCAAACCTGAACGACCGCAAGTCAAGCAGTCACGCGCCACATCAGGCGGGTGGATGGGATAACGAATACAGATGCCGCCTTGAGCGGCTTTTTTTATGGCTAAAGACAACGACATCCTCAAGGAAGCGCTTGAGCAGTGGAAAATTGCGGAGGACGCTGAGAGCGAAAACCGTGTTGCCGCGCTCGAAGACAAGCGTTTTGCCAAGTTGGGGGAGCAATGGCCGGATGCCATCAAAAAGCAGCGTGAGGAAGAAGGGCGTCCCTGCCTGACGATCAACCGCATGCCGGCATTCTTGAAGCAGGTCATCAACGACCAGCGCATGAACAAGCCTGCCATTGTGGTGCGTCCGGTCGATGACCAGGGCGACATAGAGACCGCGCACATCCTGCAGGGCCTGGTGCGCAACATCGAAGTGTCAAGCAATGCTGATATTGCCTATGACACCGCATTTGACGACGCTGTCACGATGGGATTTGGTTATTTCCGCATTGTGACTGAGTACGCAAGCGACTCGACTTTCGACCAGGACATCAGGATCAAGCGGGTTGAGAACCCGTTCACAGTCTCTTTAGATCCGACAGACCTGTTCAATCCGCAGTTCGGATTCGTCACGGAAATGATCCGGCGCGACGTGTTCCGCAAGCGCTATGGCTTCGATCCCAAGCCTGTTGCCAATGGCAAGGTGGGTGAATCGATGGAAGGCTGGTATGACGGCGAGTTGGTGCGTATCGCTGAATACTGGCGCGTTGAAGAGGAAAAGAAGCGCCTTTTGATGCTGTCGGACGGTGCGACGGTCTATGCTGATGGCTTCAACCAGAACCTGATGACCCAAATGGGAATCAAGGTTCTGCGCGAACGTGACGTGATGTGCCCGAAGGTCATGCAGTACATGATGACCGGGCAGGAATTCGCCGGCGACCCAACCCGCTGGATGGGCAAATGGATCCCGATCATCCCTGTGCTGGGCGAAGAGGTCAACATTGAGGGCAAGCGTTACTTCAAGGGCTTGATCCGCGATGCGAAAGACTCACAGCGCATGTTCAATTTCTGGCGTACAGCGTCAACGGAACTGGTTGCACTGGCACCAAAGACGCCATTTGTCGGTCCTGTCGGTGCGTTTGATACGGATGCGCAGAAGTGGGCGACAGCCAACACGAAGTCGCACGCGTACATCCAGTACGACATGGTGGACGGCATGATGGCTCCGCCGCAACGCCAGCCATTCTCGGGTGTGCCGGCTGGTGCGTTGCAGGAAGCAATGAACGCGTCGGATGATATGAAATCCGTCATGGGGCTGTATGACGCGTCATTGGGTGCTCGCAGCAATGAGACGTCCGGTGTGGCGATCGCACAGCGCAAGCAGGAAGGCGACATTTCGACATTCAACTTTGTCGATAACCTGTCCCGCTCGCTGCAACATGCAGGCCGCATCCTGGTGGATCTGATCCCGAAGATTTACGACACGGCACGCGTTGTCCGCATCTTGGGGCCAGATGAGCAGCCGCAGACGGTGCGCGTCAATCAAATGTTTATGACAAATGACGGTCAGCAGAAGCATTACGACCTGGCGACAGGTAAATATGACGTAGTGGTCAAGGTTGGCCCATCGTTCACAACGCAACGAGAGGAAGTCGCCAACTCAATGATCGAGTTCATGCGGGCATATCCAGCTGCAGCGCCGGTTCTGGGTGATCTGCTGGCCAAGAATATGGACTGGCCGGATGCAGACAAGATTGCGCAACGTCTGCAGGCTTTGTTGCCGCCTCAGGTCAATGGGCCGAACCCGGAAGTGCAGCAGATGCAGGCCAATATCCAGCAACTTACACAGCAAATCGCAGCTTTCCAACAGGATAAGTCGATTGAAATGCAGAAGTTGGAAATCGCCTGGTATGAGGCGCAGACCAAACGCATGGAGAAGGCGCACGGCGAGCAAGTGCCTGCGTTGCCAGCGCCTGATGGCAAGTTGCCAGAGGCCGAAAAGATGATCCTTGATGCTGAATTGAAAGACCAGCTTGAGGCGAACAAGGTAGAGCGGGCCAAGGAGCTGAAGCTGTTCGAGCAGAGTCTGGCAACGCCACAACCGGAGCTTGATGAGATGGGTAATCCGAAGCCGGATCCGATCATGCAGGGAATGGAAATGCTGGCAGCGCAGATGCAGCAGATGATGCGACTGATGACAGCGCCCAGGAAGCTGGTAATCGATGAAGTAACTGGTCGCCCGGTCGGCTCACGTGTGGCACTTGATGAGGAAGATGAATAATGGCTATTACTGCTGCACTGTGCAACAGCTTTAAGGAAGACCTGCTGGCAATGGCTCCGCATGAGGCGGGCGATACATACAAGATTGCGCTTTATACGTCAGCGGCAAACCTGAGCGCTGCCACCACTGCGTACACCGCAACCGGCGAAGTCTCCGGTACTGGCTATACCGCAGGCGGGGCGAACCTTGCAGGATTTGCTGCTTCGCTGGACGGATCGACTGCTGTGCTGGATTTCACTGATCCGACATGGCCGGCATCGACGATCACAGCACGCGGTGCGCTGATCTACAACAGCAGCAAGGCCAATCGTGCTGTGGCGGTGCTGGACTTCGGCGGCGACATTACATCGACTGCGGGCACATTTACCGTGACTTTGCCGGCTGCAACCGCAGCAGCAGGACTCATCAGGATTGCATAATGGCGCTCAAGCACGCAAAAACATCTGCTGCCGGTCCCTCGTCCGATCCTGCGAAGGTTGGTGGTGATGACTGGAACGCTGATCATGTCGTAGATCAGAACGGCTTCGACATGGCTGCAGGGCCATCTACGCCTGCGGCTCCATCGGCGGGGCATGTTCGCATGTTCGGTCGTTCGCTTGCGGGTGGTGCATTACCAGCATATGTCGGGCCGAGTGGTTTGGCGTCAGTATTGCAGCCGCTGATAGGCCGCAACAAAGTCGGCATGTGGTCGCCAAGCGGCAACGCCAATACATCGACGGGCATATATTTCGGAATGCTAGCTCCTTCATTTTCGGGTACGCCACAAACCCGCAATGTCAGCACAGATAATATGTTTCAATCGCTACGGCGAATCGGCTGCCAGTCCAATTCGGCGGCTGGATCGAGGGCGTTAATTTATTCAACTGGCTTACAATACTGGCGCGGTAATGCGGCGAATTGCGGCGGATTCAGGGCTATATTTCGATGGGGTTGCGCCGACGCCGCGCCTGTAGCTGGCGCAAAAACATTCGTCGGTTTTAGTGCCAGCAGCGGTATCGCAACAACAACAGGGTTGGAAGTTTCGGCGGCGCTCAATCTTGTTGGCATCGGCACTGATTCAACCGACAACAACCTATGCGTTATTCATAACGACGGCGCGGGGTTGGCAAACAAAATTAATTTGGGTGACGATTTCCCTGCTAACACGCTGAGTGCTGATGCATACGAACTCGCATTGTTTTGCCCGCCTAATAGCGACAGCATCAGCTATGAAGTGACGCGCCTTAATCGACCTGATATTTCGCCAGCGACGGGGATTATTACTTCCGATCTTCCTGCAAATTCGCAGTTGCTGTTGCCGATATTCCTTCGCAGCAATGGGAATACCGCCTTAGCGGTAGCAATCGACATGATAAGCCTGTATATCGAAACGGATTATTAGCATGTATTCGATTTCCTACCCTAGCGGCACCGTGCGCAAAGATGGCGTGATTATCCCGCAAGACCGGGATACTCCGGAGCTGGCTGCTTATCTGGACTGGCTCAAGGCTGGCAATGGCCCGGAAGTCCTGCAGGACGCAGAGCCGCTGTATCCGCGCATTGAAGTCTCCGCATGGCAAATCCGCAAGGCATTGAACCGGACCGGCCTGCGCGATGCGGTAGAAACAGAAGTCGCGGCCAGCAATGACCTTGATCTGAAAGACGGATGGGAGCGTGCCCCGACCTTCTGGAGTGACCAGCCGATGACACTGGCGCTTGGCGCTTCGCTGGGCAAGTCTGTCGCTGAGATGTACGCATTATTCCAACTGGCCGAGACCTTATGAGCGCATTTGACAGCAGCGCGTTTGACAGCAGCGCATTCGATGCAGGCGGTGGCAGTGGCGGCATAAACGCTACCGCTTTACCTGCCGGTGTTGCTGGTGCTGGTGCTGCTGGTGCGGTCGCTGCCACAGGCAATGCCAACGCATCACCTTCTGGCGTCTCGGCAACAGGCGCAGTTGGCGCGGCCGCAGCGTCCGGCAGTTCATCCATTGCAGGCAATGCAGCGCCTTCGGGTGTGGTTGCGGCTGGCTCAGTAGGCACGGCAACAGCAACAGGTGCGGCAACTGCTGCTCCATCCGGTGTATCGGCTACAGGTGCGGCAGGGACTGCAACCGCAAGCGGGCCGCAGGATTGCTCGGCTTACCCGGCTGGCGTGGCTGCTGTCGGCTACGTGGGCGTGGCGGTGGCGTCGAATGGAGCAGCAGATGAGCGTCCAATCCTCGCCAATCCCTGGAACACATCCAGGCGCACCAGAAAACAGGAGAAGGATGAGCGGGAGCGTCGCGGCATCGTGCCGAAGACGGCGCAGCAGGTCATTGAGATAGTGGCGAAGCAGCAGGTTGCTGAGCCCGATGCAATCCATGCTGAATCGCAGCTCCGGCATGCGCTGGAAGAAAAGGATCTTGCCTTCCGCGAGTTTTACCTGCGGGTGCTCGAAGACACGCGGGAGCGACTGCGGACTGACGAAGTCAAGCGGCAGAAAGCCAGGCGAGAACAGGAAGACTATGACAGGGCAGTGGAATACCTGCTGCTGATGTAAATCACGATTTACCCAACCGAACCGGCCTCTGAGCCGGTTTTTTTACGCCCGTACCCGTGCGGCACACGGGGCTTTCACGCCGAAAAGGTGCAAATAGATGGACCAAGAAGCAATTGATACGGCAAATACGCCGCTTCCTGATGAAGTTCCTGTCAACCAAAGCGAGCCAAAGCCGGAGCCTGCTGCGCAACCTGCGGATTCAGCCCCCGCGCCTGAAGGAACCACACAACCGGACACGCAACCGCAGGACACGCCTAAAAAGGGCGGGGTTCAAAAGCGTATCGACGAACTGACGCGTGAGCGTTACGAAGCACAAAGGCAGGCGGATCACTGGCGCCAGGTCGCAGAACAGCGCGCACAGGCGGTCCAGCAGCAACAAGCCGCTCCACCGCCAAAGATCGAGGATTACCAGGACGTCAATCAATTCCTTGCAGACCGGGATAACTGGATCAAGGAGCAGACGAAAGCGGAAATCCTACGAGAAGCCAATGAGTTTCGGCGGCGCCAGCAACAGGAAGAGCAGCAGCATCAGCAGGTCATCGCGCAACAGCAACGGGTAGAGCGCTTCGTCGCGCAAGAAGCCGAAGCAGTTGCAAAGTATCAGGACTATTTGCCGGCAGTGTCATCGCCTCAGATGCAGCAAATGAGGCAGACAAGGCCAGACGTGATTGAAACCATTATCGATTCCGACCATGGGCCAGACATCGCGTACTTCCTCGCAAAGAACCCGGCTCAGATGCAGCGCATTACCTCCTTGCCTCACCTCGCGGCAGTTCGTGAAATCGGGCGCATCGAACAGATGTTCATGGCCCCAGCAAAGCAGACAACGCAAGCGCCTGACCCTGTGCGGACAGTCGGCGGCAAGGCAGAAGTTGCCCGCAACCCGGACAACATGACCTTGGCCGAATACCGGAAATGGCGCACATCCCAATCTCGTAATTAAGGAAAAGTAAATGCCAAACGCAATCATTACCCCAAGCGTCATCGCTAAAGAAGCGCTGATGCAGCTCGAAAACAACATGGTGATGGGTAACAACGTCCATCGCGAATACAAGAAGGAATTCGTCAAGGTCGGCGATACCGTCAACGTGCGCATGCCTGTTGACTTCACCGTGACCGATGGCGCGACCCGCTCCAATCAGGACGTGGTCGAGAAGAACAGCAACATCGTGGTTGATCAGCGCAAGCACGTCTCCTGGAAGTTCTCGACTCAGGATCTGACCCTGTCGGTCGAAGAGTACAGCGAGCGCTACATCAAGCCAGCGATGATCCGCCTAGCCAACACTGTGGATTCGTCTCTGACCAACCTGTACAAGAAGATTTATCACGCTGCAGGCACTGCCGGCACTACGCCATCGACCTTTGCTGCACTGGCGGGTGCTGCTCAGAAGATGGACGAAATGGCCGTGCCTGATGACGGTCAGCGCAAACTGATCCTCAATCCTGCTGCCCACTGGGGTCTGGCGGACGGTCTGAAGAGCGTCTACAACCAGAAGCGCGTGGAAGACTTCATCGGTCGTGGCTACCTCGGCAGCATCGCGAACTTTGAAATCTTCGGCGACCAGAACATCAAGTCGCACACCAAGGGTACTGCATCCGGCACTCCGCTGGTCAACGGCGCTGCGCAGGCTGTCAACTATGCTGATCTGACTTCCGGCTCCAGCTTCTGGCAGTCGAACCTGATCACTGACGGCTGGACTGTCGGCGTGACCGGCATCCTGAAGGCTGGCGACGTGTTCACCATTGCAGGCGTGTTCTCGGTCAATCCGATCAACAAGGAATCGACCGGCCAACTGCAGCAGTTCACTGTGGTGTCTGACGTGAACTCCAACGGCTCTGGACAAGCGACCGTCGCGGTGTCGCCTCCGATCATCGCGTCCGGCGTGCATCAGACCGTGACAGCAGCGCCTGCAGACAATGCCGCGATCACTGTGGT